GATTATTCAGCCATTACGACTTGGGGTATATTTACTCCAGAAGATGGTGAAGCAGATGCTCTTATACTAATAGATGCTATTAAAGGTAAATGGGATTTTCCAGAATTAAAAGCTGTAGCATTAGATCAATATAAGTATTGGGAACCAGAAACTGTGATTATTGAGGGTAAAGCTAGTGGTCAATCATTAATTCAAGAGTTGCGTAGAATGGGGATACCTGTTATAGATTTTACTCCAGGACGAGGACAAGACAAACATTCACGGGTCAATGCTGTATCACCGATATTCGAAAGTGGTCAAGTGTGGTACCCAGAAGGAGAAGATTGGGCAGAAGAAGTGATAGAAGAGTGCGCAGCATTTCCTCACGGATCACACGATGATTATGTTGATAGTACTACCCAAGCTATGATAAGATACCGTCAGGGTTATTTTATTTCAATTTCTTCTGACGAGAAGTATGACCAGAAACAAAAGGATCCTAAATATATATATTATTAATCAAAGGAGAATACCATGGGAAAACTAAGTGATAAATTAAAGAAGGCGGCTAAGGTAGCTGCTGCAGGATTTGCAGCCTATCAAGGTGCAAAAATGTTAAGTGCAGGAAAATTAAAACCAACAGGAGCACCTCCAGGAGCTAAGACACCATCATCGTCAAAAAGGATTGGAAAAGTTGATGTAAGAAAAATAACAGGTGAAGGTGGAAAAACAATGACTGGTGGCCAGCTTAAAATGACTGTTGATAAAAATGCTTTACCAAGAGAGATTAAAGAAAAAGCAGATAAATTAAAAGCTTCAAACGAGAAAATAAAAAAAGCTGTTATCAAAAGAAAAAAAGCAGGAAAACTTTCACCACTTATGCCTAAAACTAAAAGCCAAGCTGACGCTATGTCTAATAACTTTGGTTTTGGTTTAGGGGCTAAAAAAGGTAAGATGATGAAAGCAAGATACGGTAAAATGGCTAAAGCTAATACTGGCAGAATGAATCTTCTAGAACAAATGGGAAGATTAGATGCTAAAAAAAGACCGGACAGTAATGTTAGAGCTGAAAAAAGAAGAGTAGTATCTGAACTTAATAGCGGTGCTAAAAAAGGTAAGATGATGAAAGCATACAAAGGCGGTATGGCTGCAATTACTACTAGAGGTCAAGGCGTTATATTAGCAGGAAAGAAAACAAAAACTTATATTTGTTAAATGGCTGAAATAGAAAAAGATATAAATCTACTGGAGGAAACTCCAGTAGGTTCAGAAGACATTAATGAAGAAGTTGATGTTGAGATAGAAGGAGACGGTGAAGAAACAGTTTCTGTAGATGAGACTATATCTGAAGTAGAGGAACACTATAAAAATATTGCAGAGGACATGGATGAACGTGACCTTAAAAGAATGGCTTCTTCATTAGTAGCCGAATATAAAAAAGATGTTATTTCAAGAAAAGATTGGTCAGACAGTTATACTAGAGGTTTAGACTTATTAGGTTTTAAATACGTAGATATGACAAGACCATTTAAAGGCTCGGCAAGCGTGCATCATCCATTACTTGCAGAAGCCGTTACACAATTTCAAGCGCAAGCTTATAAAGAATTATTACCTTCAGATGGCCCGGTAAGAGTTAGAGTTATGGGAACTGAAGACCCACAAAAAATGAACCAAGCTACACGGGTCCAGGATTTCATGAACTACATGTTAATGGAAAAGATGGAAGAATATACTCCAGACTTTGATCAACTATTATTTTATTTACCTTTAGCAGGATCTGCATTTAAAAAAGTTTATTATGATGAGGTTATGCAAAGAGCAGTATCAAAGTTTATTCCTGCAGAAGATATTGTAGTTCCATACTATGCAACAGATTTACAAGACTGTGAAAGAATTACTCATGTTATTAGAATGGGTGAGAATGATTTATTAAAAAAAATGGAAGCTGGTTTTTACAGAGATGTAGAGATTAAACCTTCTCAACCAGAAGAATCACAAATACAAAAAGAATATCAAAAAATAGAAGGAGTTACTCCCACAGGTCAAGATAGATATGACCACACTGTTTTAGAAATGCATGTTGATTTAAACTTAGAAGAGTTCGAAGTAGAGAATGCTGATAAGGCAGTTAAGATTCCATACATTGTAACAATAGATGAAGGTAGTAATGAAGTATTATCTATCTACAGAAACTATAAACCTGATGATGATTTAAAAGTTAGAAAGAATTATTTTGTTCACTTTAAATTTTTACCCGGTTTAGGTTTTTATGGCTTTGGTTTAATTCATATGATTGGTGGTTTAACTAGAACTGCTACTCAAGCATTAAGACAGTTATTGGATGCGGGTACTTTAAGTAATTTACCAGCAGGTTTCAAGAGCCGTGGTATTAGAATCAGGGATGATGATCAACCTTTCCAACCCGGTGAATTCAGAGATGTAGATGCACCTGGCGGAAATATAAAAGACCAGTTTCAAATGTTACCTTTTAAAGAACCAAGTGCCACGCTTTTCCAGCTACTAGGCTTCGTTGTGGGTGCAGGACAAAAGTTTGCAGCAATCACGGATATGGCAGTTGGCTTAGATGAGCAAAACAGATCAGTAGGTTCGACTATTGCAATCCTGGAACGTGGCTCACGGGTCATGACAGCTATTCACAAAAGATGTTACTACGCAATGAGACAAGAGTTTAGAATGTTAGGTAAAATTTTTGGAGAATACTTACCTCCTATTTATCCTTATTCAGTTTATGGTGCAGACCAAGCAGTTAAACAAACAGACTTTGATGATAGAGTAGATGTTATCCCAGTTGCAGATCCTAATGTTTTCTCTATGTCACAAAGAGTAACGTTAGCAAATGAGAATTTAAAAATTGCACAATCTAATCCACAACTTCACAACTTAAGAGAAGCTTACAGAAGAGTTTATGAAGCATTGGGGACTAAAGATATAGATCAAGTATTACGTCCAGAAGTACAACCAATACCTAAAGATCCGGCAATCGAGAACCTTGAAGCATTACAAATGCAAATGCCTAAAGCGTTCCCTACACAAGATCATAAAGCTCATATCCAAGCTCATAGAGCGTTCATGGCAACAAGAATGGTACAGATTAATCCAATGGTGATGGCTTTATTACAAGGACATATCTCGGAACACGTTTCAATGTTAGCTCAAGGGGAAGTAGGAGCAATGCTTCAAGAAGATCCTATGATGCAACAAGAATTACAAGCAGATCCTCAAGCAGCACAAATTAAAGTTGAGGCTCTAATTGCACAACAAATTGCTAAGATTACAACAGAACTTGCACAAGAAGAAGCAGGAGGCCAAAAACAAGACCCACTAGTTGCATTAAAACAAAGAGAACTAGACTTAAAAGCTATGGAGTTACAGAGAAGAAGTGAAAGTGATATGATGACTAATGAACTTCAACAAGAAACTCTTGATGAAAGAATGGATATTGAGAAGATGAAGCTAGAAGATAATGAAGACCAAGCAGCAGAAAGAATTAGAATTGCTGAAACTAAACTAGCTCAGAATAGAATGATTGCAGAAGAAAGATTAAGAGTTCAAAAAATGAGAGATAAAAATAAAAACTAATGCCTTTTAAATCAGCTAAACAAAGAAGATACCTATACGCTGAAAAGCCTGAAGTTGCAAAAAAGTTTGCAATGGATTCAGCTAAAAAAGGTAAGATGACTAAGTTAAAAACTGGGGGTCCTCAAGATTGGGGACAAGAAGCTGCAGCAAAGGATAAAGGGCCAGATAATGTACCTGATAGTAATCCATATTCAACTACAGCTCAAGCAAAAAATAAAGCTTTAAACAAAAGAGTATCTCAAAGACATAGTTCAAACAGTAGTGGTACTACTACAGGAGGGACTACTACAGGAGGGACTACTACAGGAGGAAATAAAAATTTTGTTCAAAATATTGGTTACAATATTAAAGAAAAAACTAAAGATATTTTAGGAATAAATAAAAAAGAAAAAACTAAAAATCTTAATGATCTTGCTATTACTACTAGAGAAATAGGAATAAAAAATCAATATACTAAAGATGCTGCAAAAAGAAAAGCCGATACTTTAAAAGATTCAAAAGAAGCATTTAGAATAAACGCAACATACAGAAGTAATAGACAAATTGATAAGATGCTACCTTCGTTTACAGGTATAATAGCTAAAGCAGCTAAAAAACCACTTGGGAAAAATGCAGCAAAGAATGCAGCATTTTTTGATGACTATGTTTTAGGGGGAAAAAATAAAGGTGTTATGACGGGTACTAAAAAAAATAGTATTTATAGTAAGTCAGGAATGACTCAAGAAAAATTTGCTACGCTAAGTCAAGATAAAAAAGCTCAGATGATGACTGATTATAGTAAAAAAAGACAGAGTGGAGAAATTGATGCTTATGGTAGACCTAAAGTAGGAGGTGATGGCGATGGTGGAAACAGATGTCCGGATGGAAGTTTACCACCTTGTAAAAAAACAATTCCTACTGCAGCACCTATTGTTAAAAAAACAGTTAAACCAGAAGATAAATCAAAAACTTTCTTCGGAGGGTTTAAAGCTTATAAAAAGGGTAAGATGATTAGTACACAGAGTAAAGTAAATGGTGTTATTACAGGTTTAAAAAAAGCTTCTAAATTACATGCAGGTCAAGCTAAAACATTATCAAAATTAAAATTAAATAAAGGCGGTGGAATACCTTATGGACCACCACCATTAAGAGGACCTAACCCACAAGTACCTCCAGTAAAATTCTCCAGAGGTGGAGGAGCAGCTATCAGAGGACTTAAATTTACAGGAGTTAAGTAATGTGGTTTCAAGCAATCAAATTAGCAGTTTCTGCAGGATCAAAAATTTACGCTAATAAGCAAAAAACAAAGATGGCAATGTCAGATGCACAGCTTATGCATGCATCTCGTATGGCCGAAGGTAAGGAAGCTTACCAAGGAAAACTTTTAGAGGCTAGGCAGTCAGACTGGAAGGACGAGGCAGTTTTAATAATTTTAAGTTTGCCCATAGCAATCCTGGCCTGGGCAGTCGTATCAGACGATCCAACAGCAATGGACAAAGTAAAATTGTTTTTTGAGATGTTCTCGGAGCTTCCAAAATGGTTTACAAATTTATGGATTCTTGTCGTAGCGAGCATCTATGGTATTAAAGGAACGCAAATATTTAAGGGTGGTAAAAAATGAATTTAGCTAGAGATTTAGAAAAACAAATTAGAGAAAAAAGATTAAAGGATTCTGCTATTGCTCAACTTAGAAAAAGAAGTAAAGATTCTATTGCAAGACCTAGAGCAGAAAAAAATATGTTATCAAAAAATCCAGAGATGCAAAAAATATAATGTTTAAAAAACTAATAGAAAAAATCTTTGGTAAAAGATGTAAATGTCCTCCAGGAGTAACCCTTACTAATCCAACTTATTCTAACTATTCTGAAATGAGTAAAGGAGATCTTAAGAAACTTGTAGCTAAAGGTGAAATAAAATCTATTTACAAACCTTATAAATAGTTATAAACAGTATTCATGATTGAAGGGGACAGCGTAGAATACGAACTACTTAAAAAATGGTCTAAAGATTTTGATTGCCAAGGTTATAAATCTTGTGAAATTGGTGTAAGACAAGGACTGGGTTCAATGGTAATAATGAACTCCGTTAAAAATAATTACATACATGTTGGAATAGACCCTTATGCAAATTTAGAGTACCAACATTATGATGTAACTAAACCTGAGTCTTTTGATTATACAGATCAGATGAGAGACACTTTACTAAATGATTTATATAAGTATAGAAATGAAGGTTTGTTTACTTTAGCTAATATGACAGATACAGAGTTTATGTCTAACCCTGACAATATGAATTCAAAATATTCTTTTGTTCATTTTGATGGTCCACATATGACTAAAGATGTTCTTACAGAAGCTATATGGTTTGCTAATAGATGTGCACCAGATACCCGTTTTATATTTGATGATTACCCTCATTTTGATATGCCACTTATTGTTAACTGTTTAGCTTACTTTGATTTTAAAATTGTAGCTAAGGGAGATGTTAAAATATGTTTATCTAACGATCATAAAAAATTATAAATATGATTGACCCATTTTCATTTGATACCTTTAAAAATTTAATTAAAAAAGAAATTGATGTGACAAAAGAACATTTATGCTACGGGGTTGATTCCATGGATAAACTGATGTATGCTCGAGGCAGACTCAGCGCTTTAGAAACGCTGCTTCAGGATATTAAAAACCTGCAAAAGGAGGATAACGATGGCGACAATGATTGAACAACCTACAGCTGAATTTAAAGAAGCTAAGGAAGAAAATCAAGTACCTACAGATCCACAAGGCATCAAAGAATATCTTGAAATCATACCAAACCCAGTAGGATACCGAATGTTAGTCAGACCATGGTCTGGACATAAAAAAACAAAAGGTGGACTTTTATTAACCGAAGAAACATCAGATAAAATACAGATGACAACAGTTGTTGCCCTTGTAGTTAAAATGGGTGATCTTTGTTATAAAGATGAAAGTAAATTTCCTAAAGGTGCTTGGTGTAAAGAAGGCGACTTTATCATTTATGGTAGATATGCCGGCTCACGATTTCAAACTAAATTCGGTGAACACCGAATACTCAATGATGACGAGATCATAGGAACAGTCAAAAAGCCAGAAGATATTCTCCGTTTATTTTAGGAGGATAAAATGGCAGAAGTAAAAGACTATAGTGCAGAAGCACTAATGAGAAAAGAAAGTGATGTTCCTTTAGATATTGAGGATTCTAAGGAAACTGAAATACAATTAGATCAACCAGAAAAAAAAGAAGAATTACCTAATCTTGATAGAGGGGAAGTTGATTTAGGTGGGACAGCCCATACTAAAGAGCCTGAAACAAAAGAAAAAATTGAGATAGAAGAAATAGGTGAAGAAACTAAACTCGTTAAAGAAGAAACTAAACTTGTTAAAGAAGAAGAAAAAGAAGTTAAACAAGAAGATAATTTAGTTAAACATTCAGATAACTATCAAAAAAGAATTGATAAACTTACTAGAAAATATAGAGAAGCCGAAAGAAGAGAAAAGGCTGCTTTAGATTTTGCTAAAGGTTTACAAAAAAAG